TTGCCCTTTGAAGCAATGCACACCGGCAATTGCAATCTTCTTCTGCCCTGCCGAATGCACCCGGATAATCTGCTTTCATTCCTGATACTTCAAAGGATTCACCCACTTCCCGAATTTGTCCGTCAAGTAATCTGTGATGTGTTCTTGTCCTGCCATCCAGGACTGAATTCCACTGCTTTACTACATCCGCACCATTGGAAATGGCAGCCTTCTGTGCATCATAGGCTGACTGGCACTGAATCCGGTGCCCTTCCGTTCTTGCTATCCTCACAGCATTGTTGTATGCCTTGTTATAGTCTGACTTCATATCCTTGGCAATCTTCACTGCAATCTGATTGTATGAAGCCCCTTGTGTGATACCCCTTGACAGTTCTGCCCGGATGCTTGCCTTCAGCTTCTTCACATCCTCACCAAGCCTTGTATATAAGCTTGTGGAAATCTTTGAATCTGTCTGCAAGGCTTTCACAACCTGCTTCGGATCAATGGGAACAATAATTGGAATCCCCTGCCCTGCAATGTCATACATGGCACCCAGGAAGCCATCAGTATAGCAATGTGTCAGGAAGCTTTCCACAGTCGCAAATTCCTGTGTGTGAAGTGCTTCAAGTACATTTTCAATCTGCTTCTTCAATACTTCCTGATACTGCTTTTGGTATATGATGGTTTGAAGGTTTTCCATGTCTGTTCGCATGGACAGTTCCCTGATTTTCTGTTCCACATCCTTTGCTGCCTGGGCATATACCTTCTTCAATTCAGCAATGGTCTGTTTTTCTCTATTCAGTTGTGCCTGCAAGACTTCCTTCTGCTTCTGATTCATCCGTCACAACCTCATTCAATGCATTTTCGGCTGCCACCACATCCTGTTCTTCAGGCTGTGGAAGCTTGCCCTTTATTTCTTCATAATCAATATCAAGCTGTTCACAGATAAGCTGCACAATAGTTTCACCGTCAAGCATTTGTGCAAGGTTCTGCAAGGTTGTGATTTCAACCTGCTTCTTCTGTGCCTCGGTCAATTCAATCTGTGCATTTTCCTGTGCATTGCTCATGATTTCATGCTCAAAATTGAAATACACCTGATGCATCTGATAATCTGTGCCATTGGTATCATTGATTTCCTGCAAAACAACCTTGATAAGCTTCCGCAAGAACTGCTTCAGTCTGATTTCAAGCTTTGATACCTTCAAATCAAGTAATGAATAGGCAGCCTTGATTGCAACATTTGTGGTTGCACTTGTATCTTTCAGGCCTGCTGTATTCAATCCCATTCCAAATCTGTAAATATTCTTTTCATCCAATTCTAACTTGGTAAGTCTGGCCTGATAGGGAATGTCAACTGTTTTGAAGTCTACACCGCCACCTTCTTCAACTCCAATGTGCTTCTTGGTCTTGGTGTTCTGTATCAGTTCTTCAAGGTTGTCACCCTGGAAGCCTGACACCACAACAAGATATTCTGAAGCATCCTGAAGGTTATTAGAAAGCCCACAGGCCATCAAATCATAATCATCTATCAGTTCCTTAATGGTTTTCAGCCCGGAATGCTGCTTCTTGTTATTATCCAAGCGGAAGAAAGGAATGAATCCAAAGTTTTCATAATAGGTTTTTGTCTTTCCATCTTCCTGATACAGTGTGTGTGGCTTGGGATTGATTTCTGCTGATGTGTCAAGTTCAATGTTTCCATCACCATCCTGCACATAGTAATATACTTCTTTTGCACCCCACACCTGAATCCGCTTGATTTTCTTTCTGCCCTTTTCAATGCGGTCAGTATAGTGATATATCATGTGTTCGGTCTTGCTGTCTGTGTCCTTGGCTCTTACCTCAATCACACCGATTGAATCAGCACACTGAAATGCTGTTTTGTTCTCTGCATCCTTGTATGCAAACATGTATTCAAAGCCTTTTGCCTGGCATCCTGTCAGCACTTCTGACAATTCCGCTGTGAAATCTTCATTGTCATTGAAATACTTGTCCAATTCGGTCTGTAATTCAGGCAAATCAGACTTTATGAAGCCATCATCACCGGACAGCATATATTGCACAGCCTGATCCACCAATTCAGTGAAGAATGGATGTGAAATTTTTATGTTGCTTCTTGTGGTGTCCTTTATCAATTCACCATCTGCATTGTAGTAATACATTTCATAATCTTTTATGTCATGCCTGCCTTCATAATATGCCTGCCCTTTTCTTGCAAGCTGTTTCTTTTCTGATGTTGCATCATCTTCAATGAATTGCTTTATTTCATCAATTGTAAGCATTTTGCACCGCCTTTCTAAAACATCCAACCATTTTTCTTGATGTATTTTTCTAATGCATAACGCATGGCATCCATCAAATGGTTAAAATCATCAATGGGCTTGTTCAGTTTGTTGTCAAACTTGTCTTTGTCCCATGTATAGTTGCTTATTTCCGTTAGGAAGTTCACACACCTTGGATGGATAATGATTTCAAGTTCCTGAATCCATTGAATACCATTCAGAATGCTATCCCTGCCCTTTTGTGCAGCTTTTACACGCAAGCCCAGGCCATTCAATTCATCAATTGATTTTGGCTCTGCTGAATCCGCTGTGATATGGTCCTTTTTATAGCCCATTTCTATGACTGTATCTGCAATCCGTTTATTGCTCATACCTTTTTCATAAAATTCATCCCACACATACAGCTTCTTGTTCTCTATATCTAAAAAACCAACAAAAAAAGCACTTGGGTCATTGGTATATCCAAAGTCAAGACCAAATGCTGATTTTACATCTTCTGCGAATACAGGGTTTTTGGGTTTCTTCTCTGCATCCTCATATTCTTTTTTGTTTGTCAGTGTGAATTCTTCTTCTTTCCAGTTCTCATATACTAAACCATCAACAATACCCCATCCACCAAGGCCTGCCACCGCATATCTTCGTGGATTGTTCTTCTTCATGGTTTCAAATACTTTCAAATCCGCTTCATCCAACCATTCATTGCACATGTAATTGGTTGTCATTGCAAGAATATCTTCATCTTCTTCATCAAAGAATCTTTTCTTCAGCCAATGTCTTTCATTCCAAGGGTTGAATGTCAGAATAATTTGCTTGAATAACCCTTCCGGTGTCTTACCTCGGATTGATTCATCAAGCATATTGAAATCTTCTTCCTTGGTGATTTCATAGGCTTCTTCTATCCATGCCCAACACAAATATCCTGTATCAACTGCAATGGATGTGACTTTCAGCGGATCATCAAGCCCCCTGAAATATATCTTCTGTCCTGTGGGCTTGTATGTGGCTTCCAATGGTGACAAGGTAAAATCCCATAGGTGTTCAACCTTCAACCGCTTTGCTGCCCATTTCAGTTCCTTATAACAGGAATCCTTCAGGGTACGGAATACTTTTCTTATAACAAGTGTATTTGCATCCTTATTCCGCATCATCATGTATATTATCCATAATGCAGTTGTTTTAGATTTCTTGGATGCTCGGCTGCCTTTACACACCTTGTATCTACCTTTGAAATTCCAAAATCGTTTATACCCCCTGCCAACTAAATTGGGAAGGTTTATATACTCCTTTTTAATCACATTACATCACCATCATATCTTTTACATTGCCTTTGTACACATCTGTGTGTGTCTGCAAGGCCTTCTGTCAGAAATGCACCATACCGGGAACAATATGCAATGGGATAATAGGAAAGGTTGCCATCTATCAACAGGACCATTTCAGGCTGTTTCTGTGGCAGGTGCTTCCTTCTTTCCCTTTTCCGCTTCCGCTGTGCTATTCTATTTCCCCTTCCATGACTTTTTTTCATTCTTAATCTTCCAAATCTTCTTCACCGCCAAATACAGGAATAATGAAATCCGCTTCAACCTTTTCTGTGGGCCGCTGCCCTATGGTATCACGCACATATTCCGCTGCCCTTGTATCACCCTTCATGGCTTTCTGTATCTGTGCAATCAGGATTGCTTCCTGTACTGATATATTTTTCCCTTTGATTGCTGCAAAGTTCTTTATTTCATCCACATCCATGCACTTGCCTGATTTCATGGACATGGAAAGCAAAGATTCCAAGGTTTCCCGGAACAGTTTCTTTTCCCTTCTTGCTTTACCGGATGCAATACCGCCCTTCTTGCCATTCTTCACGGCTTCTTCTCGGTTTTGTTCACTTGTGAATGGTGTCAAGTTTTCTTCATTTGCCATATTGCATCACCTGCCTTTCTGTTAGTTTTTCTTTCTGCTGTACTGATAGCCATATTTCTTGGCATTCTTTCTCAACCACTTATCAACTGCATCATCATAATCTTTGCCCTTCATCTTGGCTGTTTTTACTGCCTTGGCAAATTCATTGGCTTTGAAATGGGTTCCCTTCTTGAATGTATAATCATACTTGCTACCACTTGCAATGATACCTTTTGACCGTCTATCCATTGCAGTTGATAACAAATCTGCATCTGAAAAGGCACCGCCACTTGGATGGTTATGAATAATCATTGTGCTTCTGTTCCTTGATGTATTTGTGCCACCAATTGCTACACTGTGCTTTCCGCCTTTTACATACTGATGCACATATCCCTGATCATCAACTTCATATGCCCATTCACCCTTGGCCAACATGTGCTTGCTTTTAAACTCTGCCAATGCCCCTTCAAAGGTTTTGCTTTTTATTTTTGTATTGGCATATGCAGGATGTATGGGATTGTAATTGTTCTTCTCGTCACCTGCACCACTGAAAGAAAATTCTGATTGATTGCCACCTGCACCCCGGCCACCTTCAATGGGTGGAATATACAGTGTTTCACTTCTTGCAATGATGTCCTTTACCGGCTCACCATCCAATTCATATTCAAGGGCTTCTTCCAGTGTTTTGAATGTCTTGCCTTCACCGGTTTTCTCATTCCAAATTTCAATTGGTTTCCTGAACATGATCACATGCTCTTTTAAGTAAAAACCATTTAATCTATTAAACATGTATCTGAAATGTTCAATTCTCATTTTTCTTCACCTTTCTTTTGTACGCAAAAAAGGCCAAGTATTTCTACTCAGCCTTTCTAAAAATTATGTAATTTGACAGCAGAATTGTGGATTATGCACCACAATTTCAGTTTTGCAACTGCGTTTTCCTTCTTAAACTAATTTCTGCTGTTTTGATGATAATACCATATTTTGTAAATTCTTTCAATCATCTTTTTTTCTTTTTCGTTAATATCTCTTGTGCCTTTTTCATCATGGAAGTATCCTTTGTGCGTATGCTGCATTAAACCTTCATGCTGATGTGTAAGATCAACCTGCTTGAATCGTTTATTGTTCTTATCATAGTAAGTTATGCTTTTTAGTTTATTGTCTTTATTTACTGTTACATACACCCTGCCCTTTGTCATGGTTTCCATAGGTGTGCTTGTAGAACTACCATCAGCATTTCTTACAAACTTAATATTTCCACTTTGTAATAATGTATTATATTCAGTGCCATACTTCTTGCCCTTATCACTTATGCCACTACTTGCACCCCTTCCACCCATCAGCCTTTTTATCCTTTCATTCTTTCGGTGACTTTATTTTCAAAGTATACTGTTTTAATATTTCCATAATCATATTCAACTTTGCCACCGTATATCAGCAATGTTTTAGGCTGCAACCGCCTGATCATTTCATCAACACCGGCTTTCCATGTTTCAAAGTTGTCACTATCCCTTTTTACACCTATGGTTGATATGGACAGTGTTGATTTCTTTGGCAATCCGTCAAAGCAAAAATCAAATGTAGCTTCTTCACACCAACTGACTGTTGGAATCACCACCAATCCCATCCGCTGTGCCATCTGTCCAATCAATCTGCTTCTGTATGTGTTCCAAATCTTCATGGCAATGGGCATTTCTGTATACAGTGAAAAATCAGGTGTAAAAATACAATTGTATTCTGCCAATTTTTCAATGTATAACTGCGGTTGATTCCACACCCTTTCAAATTGGTAATCATCAACATAAAAATGAATGCCACAATCTTTGTTTTCAGATGTTAGTGCATAATTGAATCCAATAATATCATTCGGAATATATGAACACGGTTCAATTATAGGCATCTGATAATATCCTTCTGTTGAATATTCGTCATATTCATCAAGATTGTATGCGTTTATGGTTCTTTCCCTTTCGTTGGGCTTTTCTTCCGGTTCCTCATGTTCTATAACATCAGGAATATCTTCAAAACCAAATACAGACATGTCAAAATCAATAAGTTCATTCAGTTCTTCTGCAAGATAATCAAAATCCCATTCTGCCTTTTCTGCAACCTTGTTATCAGCAAGCCGGAAGGCCTTTATCTGTTCATCTGTCAGATCATCTGCAACAATGCAAGGCACTTCTTTCAGTTTCAGCTTCTTGGCTGCTTTGTATCTTGTATGCCCGGCAACAATTACATTGTTTTTGTCAATGACAATGGGCACCTTGAAACCAAATTCCTTTATGGATTCCATAACATATTTTACGGCTTCATTGTTCTTCCTTGGGTTCTTATCATAAGGGATAAGGTCCGCAAGGTTCATCCGTACATTCTGCATGCTGTTCACCTTTATCTTCTGTAATCAAAAAGCCTGGAATGTGAGAGAGGTGGCACATCCCAGGCACAGGAAAAGGCACCCCCATGTGGAAGTGCCCTTGGTTCATCATTTTTTGTTATTATAATAATATCATAAAAAATTACAGAACAAACACCCTTTTTTTCATCTTTTTCTACCCACTATTTCATTTTTTCTTCCGGTGCCTGATAAGGTTCAGGAAGCGGTTGCCATGCAATAAAACGAAAAGCATTAGGAAAATATGAATCATTTACACACCAATCTTCATTTACATCATAATAACCTGTTTCAACCATTCCATCTTCTGTTTGGAAAATTACAGTTTGATTATGATTCGGCAAGTTTTCATCACAAGGAATCCAACTGTTTGCTATTGGTGTATTTTCTATTGCCGTATATACTCCCCTTACTTTATCCTCAAATGGCTCATATCCCATATCTATAAGTGCTTTCTGAACTGATAACATGACAGCACTTTCCAACAGCAATCTATCTTCTTTTCGCATTTTTCCCAAGATTTCATTCACTTCCATAACATTTATTCTCCTTCCGGCTGATAAGGTTCAGGAAGCGGTTGCCATGCCAAAACATCCTGCCCTTCCCACTGCATAGGACCATTTTCAAACCATGCATACGGTTTTAAGTTGTTTCCCCATTGGTCTGCGGAACCAAAACAAGGCCGTTCCATAGCTTGCAATTCTTCCTTAGTTTTCCCTTTTCTAAATTCTACAACACTTATACCTGAACAATGTCCATTGTCACAATACGCAAGAACTTCCTGACCATCTTCCGGCAATCTCTCACTGCAAGGAATCCAACCGCCATTGTGTTCTTCTGCAAGTTGTTTGACGATTTCGATTGCACCATCTATGCACTGTCTGTCTAAATTGTCGTGGTCTTCAAAATTTCTGTATTCTTCCAATCTACCAATCAGCTTTTCTATAAATTCTTTCATGTTACACCTACTTTCTATGCACCTAACGCAACATTATCACTATCACATGCCATTTTACAGGCTACCTCTTCCATTAAAGTGAGTTTTACATTTTCCATAAAATACTCTTCACAATATGCTTTCATAAGCAACAATGCTGTTCTCAAATCCATATTGCTTGCAATAACATGGTTTAACTCGTCAATCACTTTGTACTTTTTTTCACTCATTCCACCCCACCCCTTTTCACTATGTCGATTGCTTTATTTTTTGAAATTGCTTTGATTGTTTTATATGTATTTTTGCCTTTAGATTTGTAGCTTTTTGTATGATTGCTTGATTTTTCTTCAAACTCTGCCACAACTGCATCCACATCATAGGCTGTTGGAACTTCTTCAAGGATGCAGGTGATGTCATTATCCAAAACAATTTCAAATTCATCCTTTGTGTGTCTGTCTACTGCTTTTATTACATCATCAATGTCTACTAATCTACCCATTTTCTTCCCTTCCTTCCTTTCTTTCAAAAAGTTTTTGATAACACTCCCGGCAAATATCAACCCTTTTTTCAGATTGTTGAAAAATCAATGTAAATAAGCTTTTTTCAAATACTGTATAGCTGTAATCAGCATCAT